AGTTTAAACATCCACAGGGATATCATGAAACACATTTTGCGTGGTTTTCAGATTGGGCTATAGAAACTCCTCCAGGTTATAGCGTATTGTATTCACAGCCTTTTAATAGATTTGAATTGCCATTCCTCACTACTTCAGGAATCATTGATAATGACAATGTTAATTTGCCAGGCTCAATGCCGTTCTTTCTAGTAAAGGGATTCTCTGGCATTTTGCCAGCAGGCACTCCTTATGCACAAATGTTTCCCTTTAAAAGAGAAGATTGGCAACATGAAATAGTAATTGAAAAAGCATCTAATTTAAGAAAAAAGAATATGGATAATTCAGCAAAATATAGAAAGCCAGACGGCGGTATCTATAAAAATGAAGTTTGGTCTAAAAGGACCTACTCTTAGGATGGTATAATAAATATATGGATAAAAAAGCAGCCAGTAATTGGGGATGGGATGAAAGAGTTTCAATAACTCCTTCAGGTTTCTTTGGAAACTCTCCAGACAATATTCAATCTAGAGAAAACATAATGACTCTAGAAGAGCACAAGTTTCTTTTGGAAGCAGCTCGATCTATTGAAGAGTGGGACATAACAGAGACACATTACAATGAAAATGGAACAGTAATTTACGACTCAACCTACTGGGATAATCGTGTTGCATCAAGACCGATCCTAGATAAAATTAATCCAGAGATATCAGTAGTTATTGAAAGAATAGTGGCAAGGCTTAAAAAAGAAGTTGATGAATACTTTAATGTTGATGCACTCCCAACAAGCCCAGCAATCGTTAGATGGCTTCCAGGATACAGACAAGAGCCACACGCAGACAAAGAGTTGCACACTGGTCCAGATGCTGGCAAACCAAACGATTTCCCTTACTATGATCTTTCAGGATTGTTTTATTTAAACGATGATTATGAGGGTGGCGAACTTTATTTCCCAAATCAAGGCATAGAGTTTAAGCCTAAGCCTGCAGCAGGATACTTTTTCCCAGGAGACATGAATTATATTCACGGCGTAAAAGAAATAACAAGCGGAATTAGATATGTAATTCCTTTCTTCTGGACCATATTGAAGCATACAGGAGATAAGCAGCCATGACCAAGCAATGTATTTGTGGAAGATCTCAAACATATCCTTACTGCGATAACACTCATAAAATTAAAAAACAGAGACCAGAAGAAGAAATAAAGTTTGAAGAAATTTATCCAAAGGTTTATGTCTACAAAAATTTATTTAAGGATATAAATGGATTTCTTGAGTCAGCTAAAAAACAAGAAGGCTGGGAGAAATGGTATACCTTTGGGTCTATGCTTTCTTTAATGGAGCAAAGAATAAATTTTGAAAAATTCCCAACAGAGGAACAATACAAGTGGGCAAGATCTTGGGGCCCAGTTTCAAGTCAATCGGATTTAACTGAAGAAGTAGGAAACATATTTTATAAGGTAACTAATCACTACCTTAAAAATAATCCAGATGTAGCGCTTCCTAATTATAGTAAAGGCTCAGCATCTATTAATATCTATGAGAATGATTCTGGAATTTCAGAACATTATGCGATGAATTATCACACAGATTTTGTTGTGCCGCTTAAAGATAATCCAGGTGTAAAGTTTGGCTTAACAACAACGTTCTATTTAAACGACGACTATGAAGGCGGCGAGATATGTTTTAAGATTAACGACCACTACATATCACATAAGCCACAGGCTGGAGATGTTATCGTTTTCCCATCAAGAGATCCTTATATGCACGGAGTTAGAAAGTCATTTGGACCACGCAGATACATGATTAGATGCTTCTGGGAATTTGAAGATAAGGGTTCAGATGAGTGGCATGCCAATAAAGCAAAGTATGGCGAAGAAGTCTGGGATCAAATGGAAAAGGATAGATATAAAAAAGAAATTTTTAATGCACAGATTGATGGAGAGTCGGTTCACGAATTCTTTGGAAGGGACAACGGTAAATACTAATGATAGATGGAATGATTGATATTATAGATAAAAATAAATTTATATATCTTCAAGATGATGAGGTCCCAGATAATAAGCGGGGAGTCTTGGGTGTAACTCGTAATACTGTTGTAGAGATACCAGATTTTATTGATCCAGAAATAGTCACAAAGATGATTAACTTTTTTGAAAACTGTGACGTAGAGTGGGGAGACATTGCATTCTACGGATCGTCGGGCAAGGGAATCAAGACAGACTCAGAAACTATGGCTAAGTTTGGATTGCCAGATGGTTTTTTTGATAAGCTAAAAGACAAGTACAAAGAAGCAGTTGAAACTGTTTTTGATAGAAAGGTTAGAGCAAATACATCTCATGCACAAAAATGGGATGTTGGAGGCTTTGCAAGTCCACACTCAGATAACTCAGATAATTCAGGAAAGCCAAATGCTTTTGAGATTAATAAATATGTGGGCATACTTTATTTAAATAATGACTATGAGGGTGGAGACCTTTATTTTTGCGACAAAGATAATGAAATGAAAACATATTTATCTTTTAAGCCAAACGCATATTCCTATTACGTATTCCCAGGAGGCTATGAAAATATCCACGGAGTTTCAGAGATAACCGACGGAACAAGATATACAATGGTATCGTTCTGGGACTATGAAGAACTAGTCTATGATCAAGAGACACTTGATCGATGGGAAGAAGAAGAAAAGCAAGTTAGAATTGAACAGGCAAAGCAGAAAGAAGAATGGAATAAGGGAAACAAATATGCTTGAAGGTACAGATTTTTATAAGATAGCTCCAAAGATTATTGTTTACAAAAATGTCTTCAATAATGACTATTTTATGGAATGTTTTGAACACATTAAGTCTACTGATGATATGTGGGTAGACTGGTACACATTTGGCAAGCAGACAAACTTTCCAGTTAAAGCTACTAGACCACACAATGTTCCAGGAGTTTTGCCCTATAATGAATTTAAACAAGATATTAATTTTGACGAAGTCACAGATGAAAAGCTTAAATTTTTCTATAACTACGTAGAAGATGTTTTTTATAATATGACCAAGCACTACTTTGAGATTGTTGGCGAAACACCTCCAGAAGGCTCTCCAATAAGTCATACAACTGCTACTCTTCTAAAGTATATACCTCATGAAAGCTTTCAGCCTGATGGATCAGTTATGGGACATCACACAGATTTCCAGCAAGAAAAAACTGAAGAGCCAGGTTATAAGTTTTTTGTAACATGCTGCATGTATTTAAATCATGATTACGACGGCGGAGAAGTGTCATTTAAGATATTTAAAGATGAGTCAAATGATCCAAATGCAGAATATACAAGACACATGTATAAGCCTCAATTTGGAGACGTAACAATTTTCCCATCAAGAGCCCCATACTATCACGGAGTAAAGACTGTAACAAATGGAATAAAGTATTTTATTAGAAGCTTTTATATGTATGAATATCCAGGCTCGGAAGCATGGCATGCAAACAAAGATAAGTATGGTGAAGAGCTATGGAGACAGATGGATAGAGAGAGACAGATAGCTGATCTAAAATCTGGTAAAAATACAAGAGATGAAGCAGACGAAAAAAATGGAAGAAATGGATAGCGTAAACCTAACCCAATACGGGAAGATACATTACTATGAAAATGTTATTGCTGATCCCGACTACCTAATTAATTTAATAGAGCTTTCTGACGGAGGCTTAAATGAAAACACCAGTATCCCTGCGTGGAAAGAATGGGCGGCAAGCGGAGATACAGAGTATGTATTTGGCTATCAAAAAAGATTTAGCAACAATGTAGATACAGACACGCACCCAGACATAAGAAGAATTAATAATATTTTAAAGAATGCAATTGTAGGCTCTTCAGAAAACTATGGCAATATGCATGGTATGGACATCGGTTCTCTAATGCCATTATCAATAAGCAAATACTCCACTGGAAAGTCAATGGGCCCACATGTTGATGATTATAGCAATGGAGACAATCCAAATATTTCTGTTGTACTTTATCTAAACGATGATTACGAAGGCGGAGAAATTTATTTTAAAGAGCAAGGCGTAAAAATAAAGCCAAAGGCTGGAAGCATAGTAATATTCCCTTCGGTAGAGCCGTACTATCACGAGTCTTTACCAGTAACCAGTGGTGTAAAATATATGTGCCCAGGATTCTGGCGTAAAACTGACAAGGTGGTATAATTAAAAAATGGCTACTACAGGTATAAACGGTTGGCGTTTCCCAACATATACAGACTCACCAGATGTCCCTAGAGATCTGCTTAACCTTGCAGACGACATTTCTGCATGGGTTTCATCAAATCCAGATTTAAAGGGTGACCAAGGAAATCCAGGAACTGCCGCTACCATAGTGGTTGAATCAGTTGATGTTCTTCCTCCAGGCTCAATGCCAGAAGTCGTCAACGTAGGAACAGCTACAGCAGCAAGATTTAATTTTAAAATTCCCAGAGGCGTAGATGGCGTACTAGGTGGTCCAGGACCAGCAAATGTAATTGCAGTAAATCCAACAACTACTGGGCTGGCTGGAACACAAGCTAATGTAACAATTTCCGAACAAACAATTACCAATGGAATACCATCACAAACTTTAACATTTACAATACCTAAAGGCGACAAAGGCGATACTGGCCTAACAGGAGCTAAGGGTGACAAGGGAGATACTGGTCCCGCAGCAGCAACAATTACAGTAAACCCTACGGTAGTAAATGGTTTGCCAGGAACAACACCAGCAGTAACTAACTCAGGCTCATCTAGCGCAGTTGTATTAAACTTTACAATTCCCCGTGGAGCAACAGGAGCAGACGGCGCACCAGGAGCACCAGGAGCACCAGGAGCAGACGGCGCACCAGGAGCAGACGGCGCTAACGCAGTCCTTGATCCAATAAATCAAGTTATTAGTTTAAATCTTCCTAACGGAGCAGCAGACGGAGTTAACTCACACTGGTATCCACTTGGATCTGGAACATGGAGTATAGGAAAAGATGCAACAACTGGCCCAGCCAAGTCTTGGAAAGATGCTTTTTTTACAGGAACAATTAGAGCAGCATCTGTTATAGCATCAGGCAATATGTTTATTCAAACTTCCACTATTGTTTCATCAGATATAAATGCAAAGAATACAATTGCTGAGTCTGACTTAGGCCTAGACTTTATTAATTCTTTAAATCCAGTAAGCTATAAATACAATGTTGGAGGGATTACTTATACTCCAAATGAAGACGGAAGCCATTCTGAGACACCAGTAGCTGGTAATAGAACACACTACGGATTAATTGCACAAGAAGTAAAGCAAGCACTAGATGAAGCTGGAGTTGCAGATTTTGGCGGGTGGGTAAATCAAGAAGATAATACTCAGGCTTTAAGATATGAAGAGTTTATATCTCCACTAATCAAAGCAGTACAAGAGCTTACAGCGAGAGTAAAAGCAATAGAAGAGGCGTAAGACATGTCCTACAAGTATACAGTCTTACAAGATAAACCAACATCTTTTTATATGCTTGATGAAATACGATCAGGCTCAATCGGAGACTACACTAATCTGATGCTTAGATTTGCTACTTATCAAGCTTTAAAAGATAATGGTGTTTCTTACTCGGCAGTAAGCGGATTGCCAATATATGACTACTCAGGAAATGCAAATGACGGATATGCAATAAATGCTTCAACTAAAGAATTAATGCCTATAGTGTCTGGCACAGTTAGAGGAACTGAAGTTTTGTCCGATACAAAAATAGCTTTTAAGGTCCCTGGAATTGCAACAAAATATTACTCTGACAATTCTTTTGATATTGAGATGTGGGTAAAGCTTCCAGCTCAATCATCATCTTCTAAAATGATTCTAGGAGATTCAGTACAAGGGTTTGGCATATTCTATCAGGGCTCAAATATTTTATTTAAGGTAGGAAGCTACTCTTGCTCATACAAGGTATCAAATAAAGAAGCGCTACATATAGTTGCTCAATTTTCTTCAACTAAGATATCAATTATAGTCAACGGCGTAGAGGTAAACTCGACATCCTTAGATAATTATAAATTTGCAAACGAAATTATGAACTTTAACATTGGTCCAATCGACGAGACTTTTTTTGTTGATGCAGTAGCTTTTTATAGATTTAACCTAACATCGGCACAAATAAAAAAGCATTACTCTGAAGGAACAAAAGAAATAAACTATTCTCAAATAGTAAATGCAGACAACGGATACTTATTTAGCATTAACGCCTCAAGGATTAAGCCCTCTTTATCTTACTCTTACCCAGGCTCCAAGTCTTGGGAAGACTTGGCAGATGACGGAATCCTTGTTTCTCAAGATAGCCAATATTTATATTTTGAAAAAACCGAAACTCCAGCAACAGCATCATTTGAATTTATAGAGGAGCTTTTTATACCTAGCCATATTGGGGTGACAACATCTCAAATACATTGGGACGAAGATGTGGCGGGAATAAGAGTATACGTAAGTGCAAATAAGTTAGCATGGAGCGAATGTACTAACGGATCTCCTCTTCCACTATTTAATAAAAATGATAATCTAATCTCAGATACACTTT